AACCAAAGCAACGGTATCGGTATCAGGTGATGTGGTGACTGTAACTGGCGTTGCTGCCGGTAGCGCAACCATCACCGTTACAACCAATGATGGAAGCTTTACCGATACATCAGTGGTTACTGTCACCGCATCGTAACGGAACCCTGCAATCACAAGCCCTCTGCGGAGGGCTTTTTTAATGGTGAAATATGGCTACCAAGATAATCGTCATAAACCGAGCTTTGGTGAAGTTGGGTGCTGAGCGCTTGATGAGCGAGACAGACAACAACAAAGCAGCACGAACAGTCGAAGCGATTTATGACGGCTTGCTTGAAACGCTGCTGCGCAGTTACCGATGGGCATTCGCAATTAAGCGAATGAAGATTGGAGCGCTTATAGAAAAACCTGAATTTGGGTATGCGTTGAAATATCAATTACCTTCCGACTTTCTTCGAATGGATGAAATTCGTGATGGTTCTATGCTGCCAATTTGGCATTGGTATTGGATGCGGTCTATTGAGCCTCAGTGGCAGATCGAAGGCCGACAGATACTGACCAATATCGAAGCTCCGCTACATCTCAGATACGGTTCAAAAACCACCGACCCTTCGCAATGGGACTCGACATTTGTTGAGGCTTTCGCCTGCCTACTTGCGTATGAAATGTGTGAGTCAATCACGCAATCTTCCACCAAGAAGCAGGCAGCAGGGCAAGATTTTGATGCGGCAATCAAGGCAGCTCGCTCGGCGAGCGCAATTGAACGGCCTCCTATTCAGCAGCAGGAAACTTCCTGGTTCACGTCGAGGTTGTAATGCCATCTACTTCTCCATCAATCAACAGCTTCAACGCCGGTGAATTCTCCCCGCTGATGATGGGGCAGACCAACTTTGAGAAATGGTCTTCCGGCGTTAAGTCGATGCTTAATTTTATCCCTCGCTCTCAGGGTCCAGCAGAGCGACGTGCTGGTACGTATTTTGTTAGTGAGATTAAAGACTCTGGCAACAAGGTGTGGTTGGCAAAATTCGAGTTCAATACAACGCAGGCGTTCATTCTTGAATTCGGACCGTATTACATTCGCTTCTATTCAGATCACGGTGTCGCATTGAACTCGGGCGGCGGGGCTCTAGAGGTATCCACTCCTTACTCTGCTGATGACCTGACAAATGATGATAATGGGTTCGGGCTCTCCATGGTGCAAAGCGGCGATGTCATTTACATCTGCTGCCACACTGGGAACCAGCCGCCATATAAGCTTAGTCGCAACTCTAATACAGATTGGACGCTCGCTGCATTTGATTATGCGGCTGCCCTTGGGCCATTCGACAGCACCAACTCAAAGCGCACTCAGACGGTTTACACAGATCAGTATCGGATCTGGTCTTCTGATGGATCTGATCGTCCAGATGGCACGCCAACAACTACCAGTCTATGCACTATCACTTCAAACACTGACATCTTCGAATCAGGACAAATTGGCGGTCTGTTTTATATCGAGGCTAGCACTGACAAAGTTCCAGATAACGGTACTGGCCACAACGGATATGTTCCAGGATGGCAGGCTGGAACTGAGGAAACTTTCTCTCCTGGCGTATTTTGCCGTAGTGACGGCAAGTATTATGAAAGCATGGATGGCACCAAAACCGGCACAACGCAGCCAGACTGGACTGCGGGAGCACATCAGGACGGATACACTCTGTGGCGATATTCGAATGGTGGGTGGGGTGTAATTCAAATTACTTCCATCACAAGCCCTACCGTGGCTGTCGGTAAAATATTAAGCGACTTACCGCCGAGCGTGGTCAGCTCAACAGGGAAAACATTCAAGTATGCTTTTGGTGACTGGTCCACAAAACAGGGTTTTCCGACTAAAGTCGCATTCTACAAAAACCGGCTGGTATTTGCAGCACGCGGGAAGCTTTGGTTCTCAGTTGCTTCAGATTATGAGAACTTCACGCCGATGGTAGATGGCTATGAGGTTCAGACAGACGACGCAATCAACGTACAGATTGAGGCTGACTCAACAAATACCATTCAGTGGTTAACCCCTGGCTCTTCCTTGCTTGTCGGTACGGCAGGTGCAGAACATGCATGTTCTCCATCCACCACTACATCAGCATTCGGCCCGAACAATATTCAGATAACCAAAGAGTCGGTATACGGTTCCGCTGGCGTGAATGCTGTTCAGGTTGGCTCCACTTCAATGTTTGTTCAGCGCGCTGGTTGCAAAGTCAGAGCCGTACAAGCTGACTTCGAAAGCGGGTCATATAGTTCAAGCGATTTAACGGTGCTTGCTGAGCACATCACCAGAGCTGGCGTGGTTGATATGGCATGGCAACAGGAGCCGGATTACGTGCTGTGGGTTGTGCTGTCAGATGGTTCTCTGGTGGCTATGACCTATAACGATGAGCAAAAGGTGACCGCCTGGCATCGTCATAATGTTGATGGTGATGTTGAAGCCGTTGGGTGTATTCCTGATCCGGAAGGTATTCGTGATGATCTCTGGCTTGTCGTAAAGCGCACAATCAACGGCACAACCAAGCGATATGTAGAATACTTGCACGCAGCATGGGACGCTGCTACAGAGAGTTTTGCTCAGGCTTATTACGTTGACTGCGGGCTTACATATGATGGTATCCCTGTCACAAGCGTATCTGGGTTAACGCATCTGGAGGGCATGACTGTTTCAGTTACTACTGACGGCGCAGCTCATCCAGATCAGGTTGTTAGTGGCGGCTCCATATCACTGGAATGGGAGTCTTCCATTGTTCATGTGGGACTTCCATACACCTCAGAGGTTGTGACATTGCCATTGGAAGCCGGTGGAACCTCTGGCACATCCCAGGGTAAAACCAAGAGGATTAGCCTTCTGACTTTGCGGTTCGTTAACACGTTAGGCGGGAAGACGGGGCAGGAGGGCGGCTTAGATTTGGATGTTCTCGAAAGCCGTGACTACTCAGACTTGATGGACAACCCGCCAACACCATTCACTGATGACCGAGATATAGAGTTCCCCGGTGGCTATAGCACAAACGCCTGCATCCGGATTGTGCAAGACCAGCCACTGCCGATGACACTAGTTGCCATCTATCCACGAGCATGGACATCTGGCGAATGAAAATAATCCCCTACGAACCCCGGCACCTTCTTGAAATTGAGCCGCAAAAAAGTCAGGAGTCTCTGGAAAGGACTCAGGAACGCGCAGAACAACTTGCGACATATCAAAGCTTCACTGGTGTTATTGATGGGCGAGTGGTTGCCATTGGTGGATTGGTTGAGCTTAATCCAATCAGAGCCTATCTCTATCTCATTGTTACTGGCGACATTCCTCATCAATGGACTCAGTTGTACCGTTCTGCGCGAAGGCTCATTAATGCAGGTCTCACTGATTACATCCGGTTAGAAACGTTATCTGCTTTCCCTGAGGCTGACAGATGGCTTGAGCTTATCGGATTCAAGTATGAAGGGACGATGAGGCGTGCTGGTCCTGATGGGTGTGATGCGAAAATGTACAGCATAGTGAGGGATTAAATGCAATTTACACAGGCAATATCAAACAATCCCGCCGCTTGGGCTTCCGCTTCTTCATCAGCGCTAAATAGTGCTGGCACGATTGCTCAGGGGTTCAACGCATCGAGCAACAGCAACTACAACGCGGCATTGCTTACTCAGCAAGCAAAGACGGTTGCGCTACAAACTGGTTCGCAGACCTCCCAGATTAGGCGTCAGGGCTCTCAAGTCCTTGCTGATCAGTCCGCTGGTTTTGCAGATAACGGAACGGGTACAGGCGGAAGCAATGCTGCACTTCAGCGTTCAACTGCGATTGATACAGAAACTGATGCGATGAATGCTGACTACAACGGACGATTGCAAATCGCGGATATTAACAATCAGGCCACCGCTCTGCGCGCGACTGCAAAAGCTCAGAAGCCGGGTCTCATTAGCTTGCTCGGCGGCGTCAGTAGCGCAGTGGGCAGTTATTACAATACTTCATCATTAGTCAAACGGTAGGGCGATAATGGCAAAGATTCCGGTTTATCAAAGTCAGGTAGGGATTCGCGCTGGCGGTCCATCACCGGTCAATCTTCCAACCGAAAGCACCGATACAAAACTTTTGCAGAGCGGCGTTAATTCTTTCGCTGATGCTGCTATCAGGCTTCAGCAGCAGCAGAATTCTGTGCGCGGAACGCAGTACATGACGGACTTCGTTAATTCGCAAACAGCTCTTGGGAAAGATCTGAATAATGCGCAGAATCAGTCAAAAGATGGGATAGATTACATCCCTGCCGCCCAGCAACTCATTAAGCAGCATCAGGACGATTTCTTTTCCCAGCATCCCGGGTTGAGCGATACAGAGAAGCAGGATTATACATTGCGCTGGGCTCAGTCTCGCGGGCAGCTTGAGAATCAGGCAATTAACTGGGGGCAGACTCAGGCCAAACAAATTCAGGTCTCCAATCTGAATGATAGTGCTTCGGCAGTCGGCAATGCGATCCTCCAAGACCCTAACGCTGCTAAGTCATTGGCCGTTGCTCACTTGCAAGCCATTGACCAGAGCGATCTTGATCCAGCAACCAAAGCCGAGATAGCAAGCAGGTCTCGCAACATGTGGGCGCTGTCTGCTGCGCAGTATGGTATCCAGAAAGATGCGCAACATGTTATTGACCAGCACGGAACGTTTCAGGCCGCACAGTCAACCGGCGCGGCTGACGGGTCTACGCTTCCGTCTGGCTCGCCTGGTACTTTAGCTACCAGACAGAATAACCCGCTGAACATTCGCTTTTCCTCAGATAACAACTGGGCTGGAAAGGGTGGGGATAATGGCAGTGGATTTGAGCAATTTGACACTGCCGATCACGGGTTTCGCGCCGGAATAAAGTTGATGCGCAACCATATCAACAACGGCAATGACACTCTATCTTCGCTTATAAACAAATGGGCTCCTGCGGGAGACAACAATAATCCAGTTCAGTATGCGCAATCCGTTAGTCAACAGACAGGCATCCCAGTTGATTCGAAGTTGGATCCAAACAATCCACAGCAGATGACAACCATTGCCAAGGCCATGGCGCATCAGGAAGGCTACAGCGCACCCGTTAGCGATGACCAATTAGGCAGAGCATGGAACTCTCAATCAGACCCCAACCAGTTAGCTCCCGGCGTGCCATGGGGGCAACTTACACCACAGCAGACAAACAGCGTCATCAACCAGGCTCAGGCAAAGGTTGACCAGCAGAATACGCAGCGCCGTTTGCTTATGCAGGACCAGATGAAGAATGACACCGCGCTCATTGAGGCGGGGAATCCGGTGACCAATCCCATTGGACATGAACAGTGGATGAGCACCGCGCCGCATGATGCCACGCCTGAAGAGTTGACCATTCTTGATAAGCAGTATCAGCAGTACGCGTTGCTTAACCAGTTGCAGCCAATCTATTCCGACATCAACAGCAAGTCGGCAGGTGAAGGTCTGGCGTCAGTACAGAGTATCAGGCCAACAGGCAGCGAAGATGATTTCGCTTTCCTTCAGCAGCGTTATCAGCAAGCCGTACAGAAATATCAGCAAGTGATAGGTGCTCGCGAGAAAGACCCTGGCGGGTGGCTGGCTCAGAACTCTCCAGATGTTAAGGCTGCATATCAGGTTTATCAGCAAGACCCTTCTCAGGGTGCGCAGTTGGCTCAGGCAATCATGGTCGATAAGTCGCGTTTAGGAATCAAAAATAAGGACATACTCCCAGACTCATTGGCAGACGGCATCCTTCAGCAAATCGACACCAGTAAAGAGCAAAGCGTCACGGCTATTCAGAATGTTGCTGGTCAGTTTGGTTCCTATGCAGATCAGGTTATGCAGCAAGTTCAGAAGAAAGCGGGGCCAGCTCTGCAAGTCGTTATGGCTACAGGAAATCCACGCTCAGCTAATGCGTTGTGGCAAAACCGTAACGTGAAGACGGCAGATTTAAAAGAGGCCATCAACACGAATAATAAAGGTTCATCTGACAATGCTGATACCGAGTGGGCTGGTCAGTCGAGTGACTTCGCCTCAACGATGGTTCATCAGCCTGGTGGTGTTGGGGTATGGAATAATTTCAATGAGCAAGGCAGGCGACTAACGTATCTCAATATCCAAAAAGGCATGAGTCCAAATGATGCGGCCAAGCAAGCCTATCAGGATGTTCTTGGCTCTCAGTACCAAACGCAAGGCTCCTGGCGTTTGCCGGTCAAATATGGTTTGGACTTGAGTGATGTGCGAGATGGTGCGAGTCATTATCTGGATAACATTCAGGCAGATCAAATCATGGCTCTCCAAGGCGATCCACGGCTGGGCGACGAGGTAAACCGTCAGCAAAGCCTTTCTAGAATCAAAGACAATGCGGATTGGGTGACCAATGCTGATGAGACAGGGCTTCTGCTTACGCTCAATGGCCTTGTGGTTAATGACAAGAACGGCAACCCAATTACGCAAAACTTCAATGATCTTTCGAAACTGGGTCAGCAGAACAGAGGCATCTTTAACTCTGTGGGCAAGTTCTTATCTACGCCGACAAAATTTGATGCGGACAAAGGCGGCATGACGCCAGAGCGCGCTTTGTTCGGCGATAACTTCCAGAAAGGGGTGCAGCGTTGACGATTTACACACAAGACCCCGGGCAGGGGATTAACCAGCCAATAGGTAACGCCCCATCCGGACTTGGTGAATCGCTCTCCGCTACGTTTGTTCAGGGGTTAGACGAGGGGCCATTTAATTCATCACTGAGAATGAACAGGGCTTATGGTGAGTTGAATGACCCTGCGTCAGCCATGGTTCCTAAATCACAAGCTGATGCCACGTTAAAGCAGTACGGCGTAAAAAGTATCAATATTCCTGATGAGGGCGTTACTCAGACCTATCTTGATAACGTCGTTTCAAGCAGGAAGGATACGTTAGCAAAGCAACAGATCGCTTCAGCAGCTCCATCAGGTTTTGTTGCCACACCGCTAAATGTTTTGGCTAATCTGGCTGGAGCAATGGCAGACCCTGGTAACCTGGCTATCGGGTTAGTACCTTTCGCGGGGGAAGCAAAGGCTGCAACATTGCTCGGAAGGGCTGGTGAGCGTTTCATTCAGGGTGCCGCAATGGGTGGCCTGCAAACAGCTGTAACCTTGCCAACTACGGCCATGGCTGCGGCAGCCGAGGGGGATGACTTCACCCTTGGTAACGCGATGGAGAATCTGATTTATGGCACCATTGGTGGCGGGGCTCTTCATGCCGGTGGCGGCGTAATCGCTGATATTGTTCGCGGGAGGCGAACTCCTGCAACTACCGAGTCACCACTTGAAACCTCTACCAGAAATGATATTGGCAATCAGCCTGAAGTTTCCAGTAACGCCGCGCCCTTAACTCGCGAAGTTACACAATCAGATACTGCCACGCCATTCCTTGATGAAACGATTGCGAAAGAAGCAGACAACTACGCCTACAGCAGAGCGTACGATGACGTAATTCCTGATTATCAGCAGTCCTTGAATGAGCTTCAGCAGGGAAAGGTTGGTAATGTTGCTGACCTTCGTTCGGAAATGGCGGCCAACGAACACGCGGCAAGTCAGTTGGATGCAACGCTTCAGTCGAGAACAGCACAATACCAACAGCAGAGGTTGAAATACCGCGAGGCGCGTCAGCGTGCGTTGTCTGATATAGAAGGCGAAAAGCAATCTCTAAATTCCCGCAACGCTGAGATTCAGCAGAAATTGGATGGCAATGCCGCCGCAGAAAAAGCGACTGGCGAGTTAGCGGCAATTGACCGCGGCGAGATACCAGATGCACTTGCGAAAAACATTGATGAGCGTGCCGGGCAAATAAAGTCAGGGCTTCAGCAAACATCACTGGCAAGAGGCGTTAAAACTGCCGCACAGAAAATTGATTCTGCAAACTGGGTGCAAAGAGAAAACGCTTTTCGAGCCGGTCTCTCTCACATGCTTCAAGGCAAATCTCCAGACATCGAACCATTCTTTGACCTCACATCCCCGGAACTTCGCGAATCCGCTATGGAGCAAATTCGTAAAGGTCCACGGAGTGATACTGAGCTATCAACAGTAAACGCAAGTAAAGAAGCCGAAGCCGATTATCAGAGAGCCACTCGCGAAGATGCCGATCTGCAAAATGCGCAGGAAGACTTCGAAGCAGAAATGAACCTTGCTCGTAGCCGGGTTGATGAATTGGATTCAGCGGAGCTTCGTGAGGCGCTGGGAGAAATTCAGAAACAAGCTAACGATGAAAGCCTTGTTAAAGGGTATCAGGAATATGCAGCCTGTATGCTCAGGAGAATGTAATGGCTAACCAGTTTCTAACCCAGTGTGAACAGGCTGTGAATAAGGCCGCAGGACGCGAGCTGTCCGAGCAGGAAATGGAGACATTGGTTCGGGATATGGAAACCACAGTCAAGCGCATTCGCGCTGAGAATGAAGGTATCTCTCTGGAAGATGCTGCCTTGCGTGCAGCTAATGAACTGGGTAATCAGGAAAAGCTTGCGTCAGTAATTGAGGCAAGAAACAAAGCTTTGAATACTCGCATTGCCGCTGAGAGACTTTCATTTCTGCGCAACAGCTTCCCTGATAATCCGGATATCGGGCTATCGGCAATTCTTGTTGGGCGCAACGAGGCCAGAACTGGCAGCCGCGCATCTGTATCTTCAGAGCAATTTCAGCTTCGGTCAAAATATCTTTCAGGTCTTAATTACGATTTAGAGCAGGCTGATGTTCTGAAGTTTTTAGCGGCGGGAACCAATGATTCAGAAGTTGCTGATGCAATGTGGAAACTCGGGAAGGGTGAGTCTACTTCAGGGCTGCGTGCTGAGTCAGTTAAGATTGCTGAGATCATCACAAAGTGGCAGGAGTCATCTCGGATAGATGCTAACAAATCAGGGGCGTGGATACGTAAGATGCCAGGGTATATCGCCCGCCAAGGCCACGATATGATGAAGATTCGCGCTGCCGGTTATGATGTATGGAAAAAGTCTATCCTGCCGAGATTAGATCCAGCAACTTTCGACGGCGTTGCTGACAGGGATGCCTTTTTGCGTAATGTTTACGACGGACTGGCATCTGGGGTGCATTTAGCTTCTGAGAAACCTGACTGGATGAAAGGCTTTAAAGGCTCACAGAATATTGCACGACGAGCCAGTCAGGAGCGCGTCCTGCACTTTAATGATGGAGTGGCATGGCACGAGTACAACCAGCAATACGGCGTTGGTAGTCTGAGAGAGGCAATATTTGGCGGACTGGAATCATCCGCGAGAAACACAGGCCTTATGCGCGTTCTGGGAACTAACCCTGAGAATATGCTCAATTATCTCACAGATAGCATTTCTAATGATTTGCGCGGCAATGAGAAAGGGCTGAGAGCATTTACTGACGCACGCCGCAGCCAGATCAAAAGCCAGATGGCAGAAGTTACCGGCACAACAAACATCCCCGGGTCAACGGCTCTTGCAAGATTCGGATCAACCACCCGAGCTGTGGACTCAATGATAAAGCTCGGTGGTGCGCTTATATCGTCATTCAATGACCTTGCAAGCAATGCGCTGGAGTTACGCTATCAAGGAAAAAGTTTCCCGCAGGCGCTGACAGAATCTATTCAAGGCAGGCTGAAGCGTTACTCCGCGCCTGAGCAAAAGAAAATTCTTAGTTCACTTGGCGTTTATGCTGACTCAATGCGTGAAGAAATTCTTCAGCGCTTCTCTGGTGACGTAACGTTGCCGGGGAAAGTGTCACGACTTCAGCGGCAGTTTTTCAAGTTGAATGGCCTGAACTGGTGGACTGATGCGTCCCGCAACACTACAGCCACCATGATATCCCATTGGCTTGCTGACAACTCTGGGTCTCCGCACGCGACGCTTAACGGTGATTTGAAGCGAGCGCTCGACCTTCATGGCATCGGTGAGGCCGAGTGGAATATATACCGGCAGATGGATTTGAACGGCTCTGAAGGTCGTAAATTCATGACGCCTGACGGCATCGATTCAATACCCGATGATGTCATTGCCAAATACGTTTCAGATCGCAACGTCAACGTGAATGAAAAAAGCCTACAGGCAGGCAGGGAACAGCTTGCCGACAAGTTGCGAGGCTATGTGCTTGACCGCGTCATGGTTGCCATGACAGAGCCAACAGCACGCACACGAGCATTAATGAAACAGGGAACTCAGCCTGGAACCGTTGAAGGTGAATTGCTTCGGTTTATAGGCCAGTACAAGTCATTTACCGCATCATTCATGCAACAAGCTTTAGGCCGTGAGGTATTTGGTAGAGGCTACACACCAGTACCAATAGGGCAAAGTCGCTGGGGCAGTCTGACAAATGCACTTTTCAAAAGCGGAAAGGGTGAGATGGTGGGGCTTGCACATCTGTTTCTCTGGATGACCACCTTTGGTTATCTGTCGATGCAGACGAAGCTTATGCTGAAGGGACAGACACCACGCCCCGCTGACGGGAAAACATTCCTTGCGGCCGCAGCTCAGGGTGGAGGTTTGGGTATCTTCGGTGATTTTATGTTTGGCGAGGCTAACCGTTTTGGGAATGGCCCAGTAAGCTCTCTGGCCGGTCCAGTTGCTGGGAACCTTGATGAACTGGTAACACTCTTCCAGAAGGCGCGCTCCGGCGATGCTAAAGCTGGTGACGCATTCCGGTTTACTGTGGATCACACTCCATTCATTAACCTGTTTTGGGCGAGGCCGTTGCTGAACGGATTAATCCTTAACCAGCTTCAAGAGTCCATGTCGCCAGGATCACTAAATCGCTATGAGCAGAACGTCAGAAAGAATCAAGGCAATGACTTTATCGTTAAACCAGCCAACTGGATGCTCAGTAAACACTTGTGATGATCATCTCCTGAGTAGGTCAATAAGCCAGACAGCGAAGGACATTGAGTAATAAGCCCAAGCAAACATCAATACCATCGATGGACCAACCAGTAACCCCCACCAGTCGAGATATGGAACGGAAAAAAGTGACATTACTACCGCTACGATAGCGGCCATTTCTATATCTGAAGACTGAATATCTTTCATCACACCTCTTACCGCAGGATTCCCTGTGGTGACTACTCACGCCCGGAGAAAGGCAAAATGACAGTTTCGTCTACGCAAAGCTATGTAGAGTATACCGGAGACGGTGCTACTCAGGTATTTACCGTCTCATTCTATTTTATTCTTAACTCAGATATATCAGTCATCGTTTCAGATTCTGATGGGAACCTTAGCGAATTAACCTACGGGGTGGATTTTTCTAGCCACTGGGGCGGGTAATGAAGGTGGCGGTTCTGTCACACTGAACACTGCATATGACACTGGCCACACGATCCTGATTTACCGAAACCCTCCAGAAACTCAGGAAACAAAATACTACGAGAACGGTAAGTTTCCTGCAAAATCCCATGAGGCAGCACTCGATAAGCTTACCATGTTGATCCAAAAATTCGGATGGGATTTTGATGCGCTTGCGCTGAAACGCCCGAACATATTCGCCAGCTATTATGATGCTAAATCTCTTAGAATTTCCAATCTCGCTGATCCGATTGCAGATCAGGACGCCGCAACCAAAAAATGGACAGAAAACGAAATATCAAAAGTGGTCGCTGCCGGATCTGTTGATATGGGGGAACTGGCTGATACTACATCTGATGCTCTTGGTGATGCCCTGATCGGCGTAAAGCAACCGGTGACTGGTGCAGTAGGGCGTACGCAGCACGACAAGAACACGGACTACATTACAGTGATGGACTTTGGGGCAAAGGGAGACGGTGTTACAGACGACACTATTGCTATTCAGTCTGCAATTGACTGGGCATCATCAAATGGTAAATCAGTAAAGATAACTGATGGTACATTTATGGTTTCACAGATTATTATCAAGCCCAGGACAAGGATTTTTGGTAATGGGCGATCATCTGTAATAAAGAGAATTAGTCTTAATGGACTTGATTTAATTTATGGAGTTAACTCTAATGAGTTATGGAATTCTACTGATCCTGACGTGACTGATTTTGCCCATGACGTTGAAATACATGACCTTTATTTAGATGGTGGAGTGGATGGCGCTATTGTTCCTTTTTCATCATCAAATGCTGGCTCTGCAATCGCAATATGGGGGCATAATTTACGATGTTACAATCTAGATATTCAGAACTTCGCTGACAGAGGAATCAGAACTGAATGCATCGACACCAACGTGGACTGGGCTTATACGTGGCAGGAATCCAGCTTTTACAGCATTAGAATTCGAAACGTTGGTGGTCATGGCTGGCAGTTTGATGGCCCGCACGATTCAAAATTCACAGACGTAAGCATTATTAATGCCAGCCAAAAGGCTGATAACACTTACGACAATTTCATCACCGGTTTGAATGGAACGGGCGATTTCAGCGGCCTACACCTTAGCGTCAGTGGGAATTATACTGGAAACTCAGATGCCTTGCGGCCCAGATATTCTCTTAATTTAACAACTTCTTGCCGATTCAGCGGTGGGACATCTATAGAGGGCGCTTATGTACCTTTAAGGATTGCAGGAGATGCGTCACAGTTCGATGGTAGTTGTACATATTATGCAGCGTGGGGCCGGGGTTCTGATGCAATAGCAATAAAAATGGAGGGTCCTTGCGGGTTAAATCAGTTGAGAGGTCGGATACTCGGATCTGAATCATTCAGAACCGGTCTCAACCAATATGGGGTTGTTTTTGGAACTGGAGCATCTGACTCAGTAAACAACAACCTAATCGATTTGACCATTGATGGTTGC